GAGCGCCGTCGAGGCGGTCGGCAAGGTGGTCGACGAGCTGTTCACCTCCGACGAGGAACGGCTCGACAAGAAGGCGGTGCTTGCGCGGATCGCCCAGCGGCCGACGCTCGTTCAGGCCGAGATCAACAAGATCGAGGCGCAACACCGCTCGATCTTCGTCGCCGGCTGGCGCCCGGCCATCGGTTGGGTCTGCGCCGCGGGGCTTGCCGCCTACTTCCTGCCCCAGTATGCGCTCGCGGCCTGGCTCTGGGCGCGCACCGTTCTCGCGACCGGTGCGCTCGCGCCCTTCCCGGTCCGGGCCGACGGCCTGTTCGATCTCGTGCTCGCCATGCTCGGCATGGGAACGCTGCGCACCATCGAGAAGCTCCAGGGCCGCGCGAAGTAGGGAACGGGGAAGATGCCCCGCGATCTCTCGCTCACCGCCCGACAGGCGATCAACGCGCCCGAGACGGGCGAGGCGTTCATCATCCTCTTGACCCTCGATCATCCGGACCTCGCGGCGCCGATCCGCGTCTCGTCGGATGCGGTCGATACGGTGAGCCGCGGGAACAGCTTCGTCGCCTTTCCGTTCGATCTCTCGCTCCCCGACGACACCGACGGCCGTCCGCCGCGCGCGAAGCTCAGGATCGACAACGTCGACCGCCGGATCGTCCGGGCGATCCGCTCGATCCCGTCGCCGCCGAGCGTGCTGATCGAGATCGTGCGTGGCGCCGATCCCGACGCGATCGAGGCCGCATTCCCGGACTTCCAGATGCGCGATATCGGCTATGACGCGCTGGTCGTCGAGGGCGCGCTGACGCTCGAGGAGCTGAATGGCGAGCCCTATCCGGCGCGCATCTTCTCGCCGGCGGATTTTCCCGGGCTCTTCTGATGACGGAGTTGCCGGCGTGGGTAGCCAATTATATCGGCATCCCGTTCGTCGCGCACGGCCGTGACCGGACGGGCTGGGACTGCTGGGGCCTGGTGCACGTCGTCCTCGCCGAGCGCTTCGGGGTCCATGTTCCGTCCTACGTCGGGTCTTACGCGAGTACGAACGACCAGGACGGCCTGGGACGGCTGATCCGCTCCCGGATGACGCCGTGGCATGAGGTGACCGGCCGCGAGCACGCCGGCGACGTCGCGCTCCTGCGCGTGCGCGGCGCGCCCATGCACGTTGGTCTCGTCGTCGCCAAGGGGTGGATGCTGCACGTCGAGGAAGGGGTCGACAGCATGGTCGAGCGCACCGACGGGCCGCGTTGGGTGAAGCGGTTGATCGGCGTCTACAGGCATGAGGCGATGACGGATGCAGCCTGAGATTATCCCGCCTGACGACAAGAGCGTCCGTCTCGTCGCCGCGCCGAATCCTTTCACAACCGAGCGCGTTGACCTTTGCCTGCCGGCGGGGCTGACGCTCGCCGAGATGATCGCGCGGGTGCAGCCGGATCCGGAGCTGATCGCGCACGCGCACGTCTACATCGACGACTGGTCCATCCCGCGCGACCGCTGGCACGTCGTGCGACCGCGCCCGGGGCGCACCGTCACCGTGCGTGTCGTGCCCCAGGGAGGCGGCGGCGGAGGCAAGAACCCGCTTCGCACGGTGCTCTCGATCGCGGTCATCGCCGCTTCTTTCGCCTTCGGCGGCCCGTTGGGCGCCGCTCTCGGCATCTCGGAGACGGCGGGGGCATCGCTGGGTCTTGCCGCGGGCGCTCTTCAGGCCGCCGTCGGCGGCGCGATTATCACGGCCGTCGGCACGCTCCTGGTCAACGCCATCGCGCCGCCGCCGCGGCCCAAGCTGGGACAGATCTCCGGCGCGCCGACGCGCGATTCGCCGACGCTGTTCATCACCGGGAGCCGCAACCGGGCGAACCCCTTCGGCGTCGTGCCTCGGCCGCTCGGCAAGCACCGCATGGTGCCGCCGCTCGGCGCCCTACCGTACACGGAGATTGTCGGCGAAGATCAGTACCTGCGCATGCTCTTCGTGTGGGGCTACGGGCCACTCGATATCACCGACTTGCGGATCGGCGAGACGCCGCTCACGAGCTTCTCGGACGTCGAGACCGAGACGGTGCAGGGGTTCCCGAACGACCCGGCGCTCACGCTGTTCCCGAACGACGTGTTCGAGGACACGCTCTCGATCACGCTCACCCAGGCTGCGGGCTGGCAAGTGCGCACGACGCAGCCGAATGCCGACGAGATCAGCGTCGACATGACATTCCCGCAAGGGCTCGTGCAGTTCGACAACCAGGGGAACAAGGTCGACCGGACGGTGAGTATCTCGGTCGAATCGAGCCCCGCAGGCGCGAACACCTGGACCTCGCAAGGGACGATCACCGTCACCGCCCGGCGCACATCGGCAATCCGCCGGGGGCTGCGGTGGAAGGTCACGCGCGGCCAGTACGATGTGCGTCTGAAGCGCACCACGGCGGATGCGTCGTCGAGCCAGATCTTCGACGCATCGGTGTGGACGGCGCTGAGGACGATCGCATGCGAGGACCCGATCAAGATGAGCAGCCTCGCCAAGACTGCGCTCCGCATCAAGGCGACCGATCAGCTCTCCGGCGTGATCGACACCTTCAACGGCATCGTGCATTCGATCCTGCCCGACTGGGACAGCACCACGCAGACGTGGGTGACGCGGGCGACGAGCAACCCGGCGAGCCTGTATCGCGAGGTGCTGCAGGGTGTGGCCAATGCGCGCCCGCTTCCCGACAGCCGCCTTGATCTCGCGAACCTCGAGGACTGGCACGAGAAGTGCGCAGCCGCCGGCAGAGAGTTCAACATGGTGATCGACTTCGCCTCCTCCGTGCGCGAGACCTTGGGCGATATCGCCGCCGCCGGCCGAGCGGCGCCCACGGTCCGCGATGGCAAGTGGGGCGTCGTGATCGACGAGAAGCAGACCGTGCCCGTCCAGCACTTCACGCCGCGCAACTCCTGGGGGTTCTCGGCACGCAAGCTGTTCGTCGATCTGCCGCACGGCTTCCGGGTTCGCTTCGCGAACCGCGACCAGGATTGGCGCCAGGACGAACGCATCGTCTACGACGACGGATACGATGCAACGAACGCCACCCGGTTCGAGGGCCTCGAGCTTCCCGGCATCACGGACCCAGCCCAGGTGTGGCAAGACGCGCGCTTTCACATCGCCGTCGCGCGGCTCAGGCCCGAGACCTATTCGTTCTTCGCCGACATCGAGCACATCGTCTGCACGCGCGGCGACCTGATCCGCGTCACCCACGACGTGCCGCTCTGGGGCATCGCCTCGGCCCGGGTCAAGCAGGTGCTCGACGATGGAACCAACGCGACCGCCGTGGTGCTCGACGAGCGCGTCATCATGGAGGTCGGAAAGTCGTACAGCGTGCGATTCCGCAAGTCGGACGGATCGACGCTCCTCGAGGCGGTCGACACCGCGCCCGGCGAGACCGACACACTCACGTTCACGAACCCGATCCCGCTCAGCATGGCGCCGGCCGTGGACGACCTCGCCATGTTCGGTGAGGCGGGTTCGGAGAGTGTCGAGCTGATCGTCAAGGGCATCGAGCCGGGGCCCGACCTCACCGCGCGCATCGTCTGCGTCGACGCCGCACCCGCGGTTCACCAGGCCGATGCCGGGCCGATTCCGCCGTTCCAGAGCCAGATCACCCCGCCGCCCGGGATCGCGACGCCCGCGATCACCGATATCCGCTCCGACGGCACTGTGCTGCTGCGCGAGCCCGACGGCTCGTTCCAGAGCCGCATCCTGGTCACCATCCTGAGGCCGTCGGCTCTGCGCGACGACGTCGCCGCTGTCGAGGCCCGCTTCCGGGTCTCTGGATCGGCCGGCGCCTGGATCTTCATCCCGCCCCAGCCCGCGGACGCGGGCGAGGTCTCGATCACGCCCGTCGAGGACGGAGAGACGTACGACTTCGCGCTCCGATACGTCACGATTGCCGGCGATCGCGGGGCATGGGGCGCCACGCAGACGCATAGCGTGGCCGGCAAGACCGCGGCTCCGGCAGACGTGACCGGCTTCTCGGCCTCGCAGAACGGCGACGTCGTCAACTTCCGCTGGAACCAGGTCCCCGATCTCGATCTCGAGGGCTACGAGATCCGCTTTGGGCCCGTGGGCGGGACCTTCGCCGATGCGACGCCCTTGACCGAGGTCACGCGCGGCACCGCGATCACCAACGCGCAGGTCCCGCCCGGCACCTGGACGTTCCACATCGTCGCCATCGATACCTCGGGCAACCGCTCGCTCAACCCGACGACGGCGACCGCGACCATCGCTGCGACCTTCGACATCATCCTCGAGAGCGAGCAGGCGCCACGGTGGCACGGGACGCTCACCGGCTTCGTCAGGCACTACACGGGCGTGCTGGCGCCCGACTCGACGAGTCTCGCGGGCGATCTCGGGTGGGAGACGTTCGACCAATTCGTCCCCAACCCGGTCGCGCAAGCCGTGTACGAGGCGCCCGAGCAGGACGTCGGCTTCGACGACACGGTGCGCGTCTGGGCCGACGTCGCCTCGGCGCTCGGGCCAGGCGAGACCACGGGCGTCGCCGACCCTTCTTATGAGATCGACTACCGCCTGGCGGCGGGCGCCTACGACGGCTTCGAGCCGTGGACGATCGGCAACGTCGACGCCCGCTTCGTCAAGCAGAGGATTGTCCTCGCCACGGCGAAGGGCGTCGCCAAGATCACCGGCTTCAAGCCGACGGTCGATCTTAAGGAGCGCAGCGAGGGCGCAAAAGGCGTCGCGGTCGCCGCCGGCGGCGCGACCATCGCGTTCGCACGCGCCTTCCACCTGACGCCGCGGGTCAAGGTGGTCGCCGACGGCGCGAGCGCGCGCATCGCGACCAAGGCGAACGTCTCCACCACGGGCTTCACGGCCCATGTGTTCGACACCGCCGGCACCGACGTCGGCGGCACGGTCGACTGGGAAGCGACGGGAGTGTGAGCGATGGGTGACGCGGCGACGCCTCGGCTGCCGGACTTCACGAGCCAGACGGCGAGCCAATACAAGGCCAACATCGATGCCGGCTTCGCGGTCGCCGACCGGCTCGCCTGGGCCTTCGCGC